TAGTTCCAGATTTTGATTTAATGGGCAATATCACTGCAAAAGTTACTGATATGCTAACTATGATTTTTGATCTTATTCCAAGCATGGAAGATATTAAAAACAGTCTTATTAAGCAAGTACGCAAAATGGGTAGCATTGGTCAAGGAATATTAGAATTTTTTGGTATCAGTGCTGGAACAGAAGGTTCAGGTCCGTTAACTACACAGCAAAAAGTAGAGCTGAACACTAAACAGAGAACAGAACAGGGATTAAGACCTTTCGGGCCGTTGCTGGAGGTACAGGCGTTTAACCCTAAGACGGGGCTAATGCAGGATCACAATTATAAAAATTTAGGTAATTATATGGCCAGTGAACACGATGCAATGTCTAAACATAACCGTGATATGTTAATACCTATAGTGGAAAGGTTAACAGCAGCAGCTGAAGCCGAGAAACGAGCCAGTGCACTTCGCGAGGAAAGCCGATCCATGCCGAGTTCCGTAATTGGATCTGTTGGTGATACAACTACACAGTCTTCTGTTACTTATATCAGTCCTGAACGCTATGCCTATCTTGATATGTTTGAAGCCGGTACCGGTCGTGGTCCACCTAATACATGGCATTTAAATTAAAGGCCGACATTTCTGCCGGCCTTTAAAGTAGTAATGTAATTAATCTTAGTCTTCATTTACTAGATTAGCAAAGTGTGACATAATGTCATCGTCATCATTTGCTTCAGACGATGCCACAGCAGTCATTTGAGGCGCTGGAGCGGTCTTTATAGGAGCAGCTGGCCGTTCTTCACCTAGACTACGCTCTTGAGCCATGGTAGGCGCACCACCAACAGCGGCTTCACCTAGTACACTCATTAGCTTAGTTTTAAGTTCTGCGTATGACTTATAGCCTTCTTCTGCATATTTGTTTAAATCATGCATGGAATTATAAATCCCTTCAAGTTTTGCATCATCTTCAGATAGTGCTTCTTGTCGGCTGAACTCAGACTTATCATAATTACGATAGCCTTCAACATCACGAATTTTTAGTTTAAAGTTTGCACCAGTCCAGAAATCAAATGGATTAATTGGTTCCTCATCCGCGAAGTCTGGTTGCATTGCATCCATCAATTTATCGAAGATTTTTTTGCCATACTGATAAAGAAATACTTTACCCTCATTAGCAGGATTACCTGGATCGGATACAACTAAAATATTTGATACGTGATGTAAACGACGTTTTTGACGACGTGCAGTTTCTTTATCAGATTCTAGTCCGGTATTCCAGAGCTTACTATTCAGTTCGCCAACTGGATCTTCTTGACCAATAGAAGTAAGTGATTTTTCGATATACCATTTACCAGTTGGACCTTTAAAACCATGATCCCAATAACGAACCCATGGAAGTTCGGCACCTTCAGTAGCTGGAAGAAAGCGAATAACAGCATAACCATTATTCTGTTTGTCAACAGTCGGTTTCCACATACGATCATCCGTATATTTATTTGACGTTGCCCCACCACCAGCAGCTTCGGCTGCTGCGACGAGTTTATTAATCTGACCGCGGTCACGTTTAAGATTTGCAAAAGACATATTATGTTCCTTATATTTGCTGAATTATGTTTTTATATTACTGAATTATTATACAATATATTGTACGATTTGTACACTATTATATATCATTATTTTCTGATGAAAATAACTGTTTCTTTACCAGTATCTGGATTAACTGATGGGATCGCAACATGACCTTCAGGAACAGGTTGAGTTCCAGTATATTGCCATGTACGGCCAGCTTCTTTATTTGCTGGACCGGCATTAAAAAACTCTTCATTGTCATTCAAAAAGAGCATTGTGATCATAATTAGTTCAAACATTTTTGTTTTCCTTTGTTTGTTTTATGTGTTTATATAGTTGATAGTAATAGTCGAAAGTTGCCGGATAGTTGTCTGGGTCTGGTAACACTCCTTTAAACATTTTAATAAATTCTTGTATTTCATCGTTTGTCATTTTCCATACTCTGTCTTTTATCACAGTACATTATCCACATATACCAAGAAGCATATAGAGGTATAATAGCATTTAAATTAATTATTGGCGGTAATATCATTATTGCGGCAGGAAATATAAACACTGTCATGATAGCCACTGCTACATAATCATACCAACGTATCATTCAAATATCAATTCGTTCTGCTTTGGTAAAAAATTAAGACTCATTGCTTCAGCCTCAATTTTTTCTCGAATCACGTTTGATATAAACTTTTTTACATCTTGTGGATCTATATTTGTAATTTCACAAGTCTCAATAACAGCATCAATATATGATAGCTTTTTATCAATAACTTGCTTCTCTATCATTTTACCAAACTTAGCACGATTCATAAATTCTAATTCTTCTGCCATTTTAAACCTTTCTATTTAGCCAAAGCTCTTAATATGATAACATCTTTATTGATGCGTCCATTAACATTTTTTGATGTCTTAGTTGTGAGCTTTGACCATTCTTTATTGATCTGAGTCGAGGATTTACTTAAAATTATTGGAATAAATTCGTCTGGCTTACGAAGCCGTGTGCTCCGACATAGGTCAGCATCTAATCCGAGAATAGTAGTACCTTTGACTTCAAAGCCAATTGCCTTTTGACACACATATTCAGTTAATTCTCTATATTTCGTATTAAAAGTATAAAGCCGCATCGCACCAATAATTGAAGTAGGCGTAATAGATGTTAGCTTATATTCTTTTGACTCTTTTGCATAGTTAAGTTTTTCAACTTGTTTATCCGCAGTTTTAACTTTGGGTTTACGAGTAGCACGCAAAGCTTTTTTCGAAGCCATATACTTTTCGATTTCAGCACATAGTTCGGTAAGAAATTTTAAATATTTTTTACGACGTGACGTTGACCAGCCTGAATATGCTTCAATAAGATCTTCAGGTTTATCATTGATAAGTTCATTTATTTCATTTATCTGAGGTGTATAATACACAAAAGCAGTCTTAGCCATATTATATGGGGCATCGATTTTCTTTAATTCGTCATAGACTGAATAGTCGCCAGCAGTTTCCCAATTATCTACAACATTATCAATTCCGCCAATAAATTCAGACGTGCGCTCTTGAATAATTTCTTGAATGGTTTTCTTTACTGGACCAGTTTCTTCTGGCTTATTAGCCTTTTCAGCTTGTTTAGCTCTACCGCGGGCTAGTAATTCTTTTACATGCTTTTTTAGAACCTTATCAGCATCCCACCATGCTGGGAATTCTTTATCCATTTCTTTCCATACAATAGTAGATGCCAATAAAGGTAGACCCGCAAAGGACCACTCAGGCGCGTCCATGGCTATTCTAGCATCAGCTTTAGGAACAACTTTTCTGATATAAGACTTAATCTTGCTTATAACATCTTTCTTATCAACTTCTGTTCGGACGTAATCATTAAAATTACGAAAGTTATCTTGAGGAGCAGCCGCAAAACCAGTTCTTGCACGTCGAGAAAATGTTGGCTTAACTTTAGCTCTTTTTGTTGTCTTACGCGCTACCATTATCATAGTCCTTTATTTTAATCAAGTCATAATCACCATCATCCATTTCTTCATAATGAATATAACCTTCATGACATAATTTTGTAATTACGAGATCCACAATTCCTTCAACTTCGGCTTCTTTAGCATTACGCTGGCCGAGTACATAAGAAACAAAAATAATACCGGCGATGCAGACACCGAAAGTAATATTAGAGTTAATTAATAAGAGTTCGTTCATTGATATCTCCTTAGCATAAGACAATACTATCACAGTTTAAAAGTAATGTACACCTTTAAATGCGTTTTGTTTAATTTTTTCCGTTAGTAACGTATGAGCCTTCAGCCATATCATATGCTGCGACGAGTTCTTTTAACATATATGGTGTAATTACCACAATATTAAAATCTTCGTGTTCATCGTATTGTCTAATATAACAATATTCTTCGTCTACTATTATTTCAACATCATCAGCCCCGCCTTTATTATCTAAGATAGTAATAATGCTATGATCGAATTCATGTTCTATAGTAATCATTTAGATCTTTCGTATTAATATTTTTAACTTAGATATTTCAGCATTAGTAAGAGTGCAAATTGGAACTTCTAAAAGCTTTTCAACAGATTTAATTATAAAATCTTTATCTGACTGAATCATTTACTTTCCTTTTATATTTTTTAATGCACCTTTCACAATACTAGGATATTCGCCAAGAAAACTGCCAGCCTCTAATAATTCTTTACTTAAAAGATGCTTATGATAATGTGTTATATTATCCCATTCTTTTAGAATTTTATTGGCTAACTTGTCAAAAAAAGCATCTGACAATATAGGATCGTCCTCTTCATAATATGCATATGATGCCATGATATAGAATGGCACTGTCATATTTACGTTGTCTATTATAATTTCTTCAAAGCGATTATCAAAGTTTGCCATATTATCGTCTCATATTAGCAGCATCAATTGCTGCATTTTTGTTATCTTTACGAATTGGCATAAGATTACTTTTATGCGTTACTACAATACCAGCAATCTCATCACCTGTGTATTTATTCGTTTCTTTTAGTGTACCATTTTCTATCTTATTAGAAAGCATCGAGCGGTTTGTACTGAATACGTGACGCTCATGACGATAGTCTTGTTTAGTACCTTTCACACCCATACGATCAAGAAAAGCCTGATGTTCAGCTTCTCTTGCTTTCCAACCAGGCTTCTTTTTGATTTTTGATTTTCCATGTACTTGAACGCCTTGAATCATGTGCATAGACATTGTATACTCCTTTTTATTTGGTGCGGATGGAGAGACTTGAACTCTCACGCCGTGAAGCACTAGAACCTAAATCTAGCGTGTCTACCAATTTCACCACATCCGCACACGTCTTTGGCTGGAACGGTAGGACTCGAACCTACAATCACCTGTACCAAAAACAGGGGCATTACCATTATGCTACGTTCCAAAAACTTCTATGTCAAGCAATAAATCTCTTTTTATGTTTTTTCGTTTAATGCTTTATCTTTTTCTTCATAACCAGTTCCAAAACAAAATTCACATTCTATTTTTGAAATCTCGACAACACCAGAACCATCACAATTCTTACAAACTTCGCTCTGATCCCACTCGTCTAATGCTATCTCTACTTGTGTCAACCACTCGTCGATGTTATCATCACCCCATATAGATATAGTCATTTTTTGTCCTCTCAGTGATAAGTGATTCTTCCTACTCTAGTAATATATCACAGTTTTAATGTAATGTACATAGTTAAATGCGGCTATACATAATAAACTTTTGGGCGATAAACATATTTACATTCCTGCACGCTATCAACACGAAAAGAACGCCAGCCTTCTGCCTTTGTATCCCAGCATGGAATGACTTCAGGATTTACAGCACGAACTTTCTTTTGAGTAATAGGTTCATCTTTTTCAGCAGATGGAATCATACCTTCTAGCAAAGTGCAAGTCATAACTCGCTTATCGCCATTTACTTTTGTAAAGGTTACTTCACATACGCCTGATGTAAGCATACTCATATAGTTATCACGATCTTCAGTCATTAATATTACCCTTTCCGGTAAATGCATCATTTTCTAAATGATACTTGTTAATAAGTTTTCTTAAGAATTTATTAGTATTGTCTGCTTCATCTCTTTGCTGTTCAATACGACTTATAGATTTCCACATATGATCTTGTATTTCTTTTTCTTTTTCCAAAGCATTTTCAAGCTCAATAATATATTCAGCCGCTTTCCAAGCATAATGCTCAGTGCATCTGGCCTTCCATTCTTCACCTGCTTGATTTTTAAGTGATTGAACAACTTCAGATTGCTGTGGACGAGGATTAATATCTAAATAAACCTTGTCCACAACATCATGTTCATTTTCCTCCTTTTCAAAACCGTGCGTTTGAATTTCTGATACCACTACTGTCCTCCTTTAAAATGCCAGCTGAATATCAGCTGGACCATTATAGTATTCGTCGTCGTGCATACCCATAGCTTCAAGCAATTCATCAGTTTCTTGCTTGAATATTCTATAGAACTTTGGATCATGCTTTTTGATACTTTCACGATTGTGCTCAATATCAAACTTCTTGATTAGTTTTACCCAGCCTGGAGCTTTTGCTAAACGATCACGATCAAGTTCTTTTCGAAGTGCACGATTGCCAACAAACAATTCAGTGTTAGTTAAAAACCATACACCTTTTGCAACTTCATCTGGAAACCGCTCTCTGATGTCCATATGATCAAATGATGTATCTTCAACAACATCATGAAGAAGCGCCACAGCCATTGCCACAGTAACACTAACGGGGTTTGGACCATGAGGATCAGTATAGTGTGGATTTTCATCAAGATGCTCTTCGATCATATCCGAAACTGCAAGACAGTGCGAAAAATATTCTTCGCCTGTATACTTACGGGTTTGATTAGCATGTGCACGTTTTGCAAATGAAATCGCTTTATCTAACATTACATAATTTTCCATTACATATCCTTACGTATAAACATATCCCAGAACATCCATACTAAAGCGGCCGCTTGCATCAGCATAATTCCTATAAGTACACTTACAAGGAAACCAAAAGCAAGGCTTTCTAACAATTCATACATTACTAGTAATCCTCTTCATCATCTTCTTCAATAAACAATTGACCTGTATTGTTTGCTACAAACAACCAACCCAATACACCGAAGCACATTAGGTATCCTGAAAGCGAGTCTAGTATTATAAGACAAATACCAAGCCCACCGAAAAATAGAGTGAATGCGATCCATAATGGATTAATCATTAGTAGTCTCCCCAATCTGTATCATGACGAGTTGTTTCGTGGAGTGTCTCGCCATAGTGTGTTTTAGCATACTTAGATGCATCGGTATAGTGATTGATATTTTCCTGACCGCCAGTAAAATCCGAAAGCTTTTTATCTTCAGCTGTACGCTTTTTACGAGCAACGATACGAACTTTTGCAGTGTTTTTGCGAATAGTTGACAACCGCTCTTTACGAGCCTTTTCGTTTTTTTGCTTTTCAGCAATTGCCGCAATCAATGCAAGACGGTCTGCCATATTTGTTGCAATCATGATACTCTCCATTTGATTTAAGATCATACTACCACAGTTTTAAGGTAATGTACACAGTTAAATGCGGTTCCAGGAAGAAAAAAGCTCTTTTTCTTTTTTAAATGCATCTATCTCCCATGGACGATCATTGTAATCGAGATGTCCGAATGACTCTCCATTCCAAGTTTTTTCAAAGTCATCAAAGACTCCGTGAAGAACTTGCTGTACATGTACAAGCTCATGAAATATTGTAGTAACAATCTCATCGATAGTATTTTTTGTGTTAACTTCAATACCAGCGGTAGAGTCATCATCAAATCCATCGAAGTAACCACAAGCATCATTCTGTGCTTTAAAACGAATTACTAGCTCATCGAGATCTGAAAGATCAAGAACCTCGTTTGCATGATTAACAATTGAGTCAAGCATTTCTGGTTTAATCTTTTTTGGAAGATTGATTGTATCAAGAATCATATTATTATACCGCCATGAGGTCAAAGGGATCGTCGTATAGTTGTTCCCAGCATTCTTCAAGAGCATCCTCATCATTTGAAGAGAAAGTAACAGTTTTATCGGAATTAATTGTGTAGTCGATTCCTAATCCTTCAGTAAAGATCGGAAGAAGTGAAAATTGAAAGGTTGGGTTAGGTTGAAAAGTAAAAGATTTCATTTAGTTTCTCCTTTGTTAAATATAGTCTATACTATTTTGAGCTAATTGTAAACAAAAAAATGCACCCGAAGATGCATTTAATTATAGGTGTAACATATTTGTCACAATAGTATTACCACTCTTTATGACAACCCGAAGCTTCATTTTCATCAAATCCAGCCCAATAAGCTTTTATTTCTTCTTTTGTCATTCGATCTTCAGTAATATGAATACCGTGATAAGATCCACCAGTCCAATAGTGCGGTTCTGGATTACGGCGATACCAGCTATCCGCTGATCCTCTATCATATGGCCCACCATGACGTTTATCGTATGCCATTATATTTCTCCTATGTTAACATTGATATAAGAAGACATGCTAGGAAGATGCCTTCAAGAATTGGTTGTTCGAACATTTTTGTACCTCAATTTGTTTCATTACATATTCCATGTAGGTTGATCCTACTTTGTTCTTTACTTCTTTGATAATTGACTTATCGTCAATATTATCAGCCAACCGTTTTGACACCAGCTTAGAAATAAATTCTAAATCGTGATAATTATATAAGGCTGGCTGACATATTTTCATGATGGCATCCTTTCTTTACGAGCAGCCGCTAATCGGTCATATCCTTTTTTCCAGACTTCTGGAGATTTGATATTTGATGACTCGGTAACTTTCAACTTCTTTTCTTTAAAGCAAGCTTTGAGATAAGCAGCATTTTCGCTACTCATAAAACGAGAAACCAGTTTAAGAAGAGTGATACGAAAGCGTACATCATGGTGCATATTGCCTGCGCTATGTGCCATCTCATGGAGAAGAACATATTGATTTAAACCGCTTCTACGATTAAGATCGATATTATGAGCCCATGCACGGCCAGCTGTTCTGCTACCAGACATTTCAGCCAAAGCAATATTTTTTACACCGGCAGTTGATATTTTTTTCCAAGTCTTCGAAGCTAAAACTTTGTCACAATATTTTTGAGCTTCTTCAAGATTTTGAAACTTTTTACCCTGACCATAAGTACGTTCGTACTTAAACTCAGCACTATAAACTTTTGATTTGTCTGAGTCACGAGAATATTTGCCATTCTTACGGCCAGTTTTAATCAAAGTTTCTTTCTTATTTACATAATCAAGAAACTTCATAATAGTATCATCATCCCAACCTTTACTTTTGAGATCAATTACAACTGGCTTTTGATAAGAATGATAAATCATACTGCATCCCTTTGCATTTCTACAATCATATCCAATTCAATAGTATCAGCCTTATCATCAAAGACTTCTGATAAAGCCATGATGTGGCCAGCTGGAATTGGATCTTCTGATGATTGTGTATTAGCAATTAGCTGGCGAAGCATTTGTGCGATTTCTCTATATTCTTGCATAATGTATTCTCCTTTGTTAGATATAATCTATACCATTTAGGAGTAAATGTAAACAAAAAAATGCACCCGAAGATGCATTTAATTATAAGTGTAACATATTTATCACAGTTAACCTTTATAGATTTTTGTAAGATGCGTTTCAAATGATTCAACTTTGGAAAGTCTATTTGGCCAAAGAATATATTCTTTTTCAGGATTTTTCTTTAAATTATTTAATAGTGGAATAATTGCATTATACAAATCGTCTAGTCTTGTTTGACTCGATTCAGCATCTGATGCTGAACTCATAGCTTGTTTTGAAACTTCTAATTCATCTTCAGTAACGGCTGTAAAGCCAAAGTCAAAAATATCGCTCATGTGTTTTCCTCTAGTTCTTTGTATCTTCTTGCAATGTATGCATGATAGCTTTCTTGTTTTTCAACTGGCATTACTTTCATATCCATCCTCTTAGCTCTAAACGCTGCGTCTTTGATATTTTGTCTAAATCTTAACATTCTTTCTTCATGAAAATAATCAGACATTTGCCGGTTTAATTCAATTTCAATTTCAGCTTCAGTCATACCATTATGCCTTCTGGTTTTTTCTCTTTGTTTTTATTAATTATTGGAACTCTATTCATAGGATCACCACCTTTTTCTACACATCCTATTTCCAATGCTTTCCACGTATTTTCGCCATAAGTATTATTTAATTTTGTTACTAGTGATTGAGATAATTTTAAAATATTTTGGGTTGTCATTTGTACACATTGAGCTTTACTTTGATAGTGTGTTCCTTCAAAAATAAATCTTTCGTTTGGCTCTACAAGCAAAAAAAGCGAATAAAGCATCCATATTCCATTACCCACCGTCTTTGCCACCAGCAATAAAATCAGTGCCATTTGTTATAAGACATGTATAACCGCTTTGACTTACAACCATAGTCCATTTGCCATTATCCATATTTACATAAAAAGATACAGGAGCTGCGAATGGTTGAGCAAATTGTGGAGGGCGACCTGGAGGAATCATATGCAATAAACCTGTGGCATCAAATAGTTTTTTCTCACCATATTCTTCTAACAAATTCATCACATAACCCGTATTATCACAAGGAATTCTCATTGCCTGCATAGTTGGATTTCTTGGAAGTTCTGTAGGTGGAGCAGCATAGTTTTTATCAGCTAATTGTTTATCTTTTTTATCATCTAATATATTAGGTGCTAAGGGCTCTAGATACAATTCTGGATCTGCTTTTACTGATATACTCGCTGTACATGAAGCAACAATGAATACTGATACTAGTAGAAATATTTTATTGAACATTTGTTAATTCCTTAATTCTTTTTATATAACCATACTTTTCTTTCACTTCTTCCTTGAGCATTTTTCTTAGTAGCTCTATTTCTTCGGCTTGTAATAAGAGTATTTTTCGATACCGTTCAGCTTCTGTGTCATCTGTTAACTGTACCATACTAATTACTCCTTTACTAATGAATATATTTACTATGAGCAGCTGTCATCATATCTTCGATACTAGCTTTTTCAGTTCGAATAAATGGACCTACATTATCTCGACTTTTACTAATTTCATCAATCATTGATTGATAATCATCGTCTTTTAATACTGATTTATATATACTTAGCGAACACGCCGCTAATACTCCAGCTACTAATTCTGGTGAATTGCCTTCATCCATTAATTTGCAGCTAATATAGTTGATTATTTCAGCCATTCTTTCTATTTTATTACTCATTATGGTAATCCATCTACATGTATTCTTTGGCCAAGATAATGTGACCTATTTGAGTTAAAGGATCCTTGATAAAGTCTCCCATAACTTTCTGCTCTCCAGTATACTCTTTGAAATGCTGAGCATACTACATTATTATTCATACTCGTTCCAAGCAATGCTCCGACTGCAGCACCTCTATCATTTCCTGTTACTATTTTGCCAAGAATAGCACCAAAAATCATTGAGCCCAAAAGATCGTTATTAGGCCTTTGGCACTGCTGTTGATAATTTTCAACATGTATTACAGTTGCCACCCGCACGGCAGCATCACTAGAAGATGCGACAATAGCAAGTGCTGAACACATCATAAGTAATTTTTTCATGTATATCTCCATCATGTTCAATTATATTTTAACATATTTTTAATAAAAAGTACACATTTATTTGTAGAAATAGTTAATCCAATGTGTGCAATCATCACACGGGTCGTCAAACAACCAGTAAGAAGGGAAATCCAACTGTAGTCTCCGAGTCTCCTACTCTTTCATATTTTTTATGTTTTTTATATAACAATCCATACTATGATCGCTAAAATTATCTATTTTTAATTTTATAATACCGGCAGCCATGCCTTTTAATCTATCCCAAATTCTTTTAAAACCAGATACATTTACAAATTCCCCATTAGAATTCATATAATGCTCTGTTCCATGATGTCTATAGCCCATCATTACCAAAGGCACACGTGTAACAACATCGTTATTATTTACAAACCTATGATGAATTACACCAAGAGAATTACAATATTTTTTAAATCCTACGCGAGGTGAACCGAATGTATATAACTCAACCGGATCTTTTAGAAATAAATTATGTAAACATCTTGACGACATAATAGTGGCCATTCCAGCTCCAAGCGAGTGACCACAAAACCATAATGTTTTGCTATTATTTTGTTTTCTATTTAGATCTTCACATATCGCGGGCCAAAGTTCGTCGACCTCGGCCTTAAACCCTTTATGAACTCGTGAGACAGTTTCAGCCATTACTGGAATAGATTGTAAATCAGCTTTAATGTCATTGAATTCGTTTGGTTGAGTTCCTCGACACGCGATGATACAATCATACTTATTCATAAATCTGTATGCCTGTGCGCCATTGACATCATAAAATTCAATTGTATTAAATTCGAGTCTGCGGGCAGCGGCCTTAGCTTCTTTAAGGTCGGAGTACGCAATTGCTGATAGTCGAGCAAACAAGAGGCTTCTGGCTTTAAAACTTAATTGATTTATTGGTTGTGCCATAATTGTATTACCTTGTATTCTTTTAGATAATACTATTTATATGAATTACTCCTGTAAAAAGAGCTTTTCACCTTCAATCAATTCGCCCTCTTCGCGTAGCTCTTTTTTAGCTTTTTTTTCGTCTTGAAGTTTTTTTATTAAAGCTGCCTGATCTCTAATAATTTCTTGTTGTGATTCAAGTGTCATGTATTGCCTATCCAATTCTGATATTTTTGGGAATTCAATTATTGTTCCTGTCATGTATTAATTCCTTTTCAATGATCTGAGATTTCTCCATCTTTCATATTATGGTTTGGTCTGCCTACTACAACAAGGCTAGTTCCGTAAGTCGGTCTACTTTGTGACCCCATCTTATAAGTAAGGCTTGTTATTTTCTTTCCTTTATGGTGAAAATGTACATTACCCCCTGTGTGTGTTATTTTAATATTTTTATGAAAATCAGGATCTTTCATTACATGTTTATAGTGCTCATGGGGGTGAATAATATGTGCTTTATCTTTACCATTATGGACAGTTATAGTTGCTCTTATATGAGAATGGCCGTTTTTTTCTAATGGTGTTTCATGGGCATGAAGTAGTCCTGAAATATAGTGTTTTACATGATTAACACCTTTCTGTCCACCATGTTTTAAATGATGATTTAGCTCGTCGCCATGAGCTTTAGCATGAGAACCTAAAGTCTTCTTAAATATTTTTTTAACTTCTTCATGCTTTTTAGGATTATTTTTTGTCCATTCATTCTGCTCTGCTTTACCCATCTTAGCTATTTCAGGATATTTTTTCTTTATATTAGCAATCATTTCTTTGTGATGTTTTTCAGAATTTTTGTGATGCTGAGATTTACCGAGATTAGCTGTAGTAATATTAGGGGTAGGTCCTTTAGTAACTTTTAAACTAACGCTTGTGTGATGACCTCTATGACTAGTTACTACAATATCTCCAGAATCTTCTTTTTGTGAAGATTTTATGCCGGTAGCTTTCTCTATATCGCCAGACTTTGATGTCCAAGATACTTTCTTTATTTTACCTAAATGTTCTCCAAGCTTTTTAGCCTTAACATTAGCTTTTTTAACAGCTGCTTTATAATCGCTAAGTGACATTTTAGCTTTAATATGATCGTGCTCTTCGGCTGCAGATCTGCCTTCTTTATTTGGATGATGAGGCATATGCTTACCACCATTTAAATGTTTACCTACTAATAACTCATGCATAACACCTCTATCATTATTAGAAGCATTAGCTTTAACTAGTTTATCACTGGCTTCAAATAATCGAGTGTACTGTTTAAAAGTTTGCATCATGGGTATTCCTTGATTTTCTTTATAATCGTTCACTACTATTTATACATTTTTTTATTGGCTCCGAGGGAAGGATTCGAACCTTCACGAATATAAATATACTTTTGCGGGTACATTTGATTCACCGTATAAACAGTACGGCGTGTCTACCATTCCACCACCTCGGATTATTCTTATTTTTTAAGAGTATCGAGCGCACTGATCATGCGGGTCATACCTATTCCACCACCAACTCTTGGAAAGAAATCAAATTCAAGAAACTTTTCAAGTTCAGCTTCAACACGATCTTTACCAAATAACTTGTTAATAAGACCGGCATATTCGCCGTTTGAAATAGTATGAAATGTATCTCTCATTTGCTTAACATCTGTAGATCTTTCAGCGCTGCCAATTGTTTCCATGCCACCAAGAATGACATCTATTTTTTTGCTTGTTCCGTCTTCATTCCTTGACATATTCCAAAATGGACTAGTTATTTCTGGAAAATCTGTGATCATACAGCTTTTATATTCATAGTACATTGCTAGTTCATGATCAGCTGTAAGCTCTTTATCTAAAGGTAATGAATAATTTTCCTGCCACTCAGCATAAGTTTTTTCTGTCAAATCATCAAATCCCATATAAGCACAAAGTTGTCTTTCCATTACTTTAAGATCTTCAAAGTCTCCTGGCATTTCAAATTCAAACATTGGAAAAATTGTATCGTGTCTTCCAGGAATTGCATTTGGTTCTTGTCTGTATGAAGTTGAGATACAAAAAAACCCCTTCGAAGAGGGGCGAGTTAATAATTCATATTCCAACCACATCTGGCCAGTTTGAGGAAGAGGCCATATTTGCCCTTCATAATTATATGTTGCTACATTTTCTGGATCTTCGCACGCCGCTAAAATACTTAAACGATTTTGGGTATGTACTTCTTGAAAGCCTCTATTTAAAAAAAATGACCTTAAAAGGTCAGCTGCTTTCGTAAATTTTTTTGGTTCAATCAACTGTGTCACTATCTTATCCTTTTCTTATATTTGCCACATTGGGAATATTTATACAAGTAATTTCCATTAATATCATTATTAGCTGAATTATATACAGCCCAACGAAAACAATTCCAAATATTATATGAAGTGTGATAGTACCAAGGGAAAGGAAATTCATGTCTCCTTTCCCTTAATTGTTTATACCAAGCAATAAATAATTTTATTCTTCTATTCAAAATGCTTACTTAACATTTCAAGACGTTCACTTGCATGACCCATAGTGCTAAGCTCTTTTTGCATAGCCTCTACAATATCGCTATGTTCGCCAATACCAACAGGATTATTTAAATAAACCATAAAATTAGTTTTAGCTCTTTCTAGTTCACCTTCGGCATGCATACGACATGCTAGCAACAATTGTTCTTTCACTTATCTATCTCCCCTAATGGAATTACATCTTTTGAATCAATATAATCGTTTGGTGTATATTTTCTTATATTGACTTCTTTTATCATTAACCCATCACGCATTTTATACGTAATAAATTCTTGTCTAATTACTCCTTCTGTTGATGCTTCAAATGCAGATTTAAATGGGCCAGACGTGTCTATTTTATCTGAAATTTCAAAAGTATAATCGACCATATCATCAGAATTATCTACTATATAGCTTTGTTCATGTTTATTATGTTCACCATGTCCCCAACCAGAATAGTATTTTGGTGGAACAATATCATTTGGTCCAATTGACTTAGTCATGCTTTTATATCTACCCTTTTTGCTTCAATTTGCGGTATATGTGTTTTTCTACCATCTGCACCATAAGTCCCATTATGTCCTTCATAAGATTGTGCTAAAGCTTTTTGAGGAGCTTTTATTGATTGTTCTGTTCTTCGTCGAATATTTTCAACAATATTCATTTGCTGCTCTTTTGCGGCTTGTGTCTTTACTATTAACTCAAGAGGCTGAGTAGCATAATGGTGTGAAAAACCTGGGCCATTTACTTCCATTTATAATCCTCCTTTATATATCTTTTAATTGTGGATGTATATCATATATATTAATTTTTCTATATTTATTCATAAATTTAGTATATGAATGAAATTTTGATACTACTTTATTTTTTTCTAATTCATTAATATTTTTATGATTAACATGTTTTAATAAGTTGTATTGAATTTTACGTGATTGCATATTAGAAATATATTGATTAGTATTATATATCCATTCATCAAGCTGCTCTTCTTTTAATAAAGATAATGGTGAAACAAAGTCTGGATTAAACACAAATCCTCTAATATTACAATAATCAACATAAGGACTTTTTTCCCAATAATCACATGTTTCTTCTATATCGTACATATTGTAAATACTAATTATTGAAGCTATTGCTATTTTTCCTCCAATTTCTTCTTTCCACATTTTCATGTTATCAATAGTATTTTTAAACTTAGTAGATCTTATATATTCGTATGATTTATTAATTCCGTCAGTTGACACTGTAATTTGGCATTCAAAGTTTTTTAAAACATCAACAAATTTTTTTGGAATTTTTGAAAAATTACTATTGACTTTAATAATGCAAGAAGGATTTACTTTTTTTAACTCTTCTAAAATTCTAAAATTATTTTTATCAGCAAAAGGTTCTCCACCTTTTATAGAAATTATTCTAAGGTCTGGTAGAATTTCTATAATTTTATCGATGTCAGAATCAGTCATTCTATAATGATCATAACCATAAGCGCCGAAGCCATGTTCATGAGTTTTCCAATCATAAAGTGGAATACCTTCACGCAGAATCTGTTGTTCAACAGATTTCCATTTTGAACTAAAATAGCTTGAACAAGTAATACATGTTTGATTACAAATATTAGATGTTGTAAATTCTAGAAACTTAAGCTTACCGTCTAACTCACCTACTTCTTTTCTGTAAGAACCGTTCTTTGGAATATTCCAAAGTCCCCATTGCCAATCAAGATTTTGTTTAGATTTTTTTAAACATGTACCACACGCTTGCTGTACTAAATACGGTTCATCTTCCTTTAACATTAAAAGCTTAGGATCATTTTCCCATATTTCTTTAATGCTATCGATTTTTGATATATGACCAAATTCCATTTTTTGCCAAGCCGCGCAACAAAGACCAATATCACCGTTAGGTTGAAGTGTTAAACCTGCGTGGGGCATTCTACAATACAAATTGTATATCCTTTCAATTTATATCATTTTTTTCTGAACATTTTTGAAATACACCACTTATAGTATTTTCGTTTTTAAATTCTTTTGGGATAACAAAGCTTCCATATCTATCCCCACCATTGCCATATATTTTTATAGTATCTTGAAATTTATGAAAGTAAAATGATCCTTGTGTAGGATACATTATTTTCTCATCACCTATCCATAACGATCCTGCTATTACTAAACATACTAGCATTGCAATCTCCTTATTTAAAATTCCTTATTGATATTATTTATTAATCAATGATTAATAAATCCGTTATTTATTAATCAAAGGGGAGGCCTTCTGCAGTGCCTCCCCTTCTATCTGCATTTTACGTATGCAGCAACCGGCTGAGTTTCTCGCGGTATCAGCGAATGTACCGACCTATAGATTGGGGCCTCCAAAATCTATAGGGTTTCACTAACTAATCCCCCTTTAGTTCATAGTTAGTGTCTGGCGGACCCTAGAGGATTCGAACCTCTGACCTAGTGCTTAGAAGGCACTTGCTCTATCCAGCTGAGCTAAGGGACCAATACTTATATTATATCACAGTTTGTTTAGTATGTACAATATAAATTATATTGCAAAACTTTCTCCACATCCACATTGAGCTGTCGCTTGTGGATTTTTTACAACTAAATAGTTTCCACCTAGTTCGGTTATATAGTCAACCGTACAACCAAATAAAAACATTTCAGCCATAGCGTCAATAACTAAAGTGTTATCTATAACTGTTCCCTTTGAGTCATCATCTACATATGTCCAATCATATTTAAACCCGCTGCACCCGCCACCTTTTACTTCAAGAAGTACGTAATTTTTATCAGCTAAAACTAACTGATTCGTCATATATTCTTTTGCTTTTTCGGTAAGTGATACAATCATTATTTTAGATCACCACTTTTAAGAATGGCATCAAGTAAAACATTAAAATCAATATCTGATTTTTGTTGTGCTTTTGGAATTTTAGGTAAAAGATTAGCACTAGAACTATCTTTTCGAGATACCTCCTGTAATTCCATAACTGACATAAACTCAGTTTTTTTTACTTGTTTGACTGCAACATCGCGGTTGGTGGTTGCTACCATTGCTAATCTACCATATGAATTAATTCTCATTGATATACTCCAATAGTTCTGGATTGTTAGTTTCTAGAACAACGAAATGACCAAAATACTTATCAAATACTCTTACTAATTTATAGTAATCTGTACCTGCACACATTTCAGACATAATAGGTGATGCTTTCATGCCCATTGAATGAGCATATTCTTTTGCTACTTTTAACAGATAAAATGCATTACCATTTGGACCATCAAGATCAATAACTATTTCAGAAGCTTTTGTTGTTTTACGAATCATATTAAGGTACCGAATACATAAAGATTTCAAGGTATTTGCACAATGCGCAAAAGGTTAAGAACCATACAATACATTTAAATGCATCTGCAATAGTATCAATAAAAATTCTGATAGCTTCTATCATTTTTTAGAGTCTGCCCATGCATGTTTCATACCAAGAACATAGCCAATCACAAAAGCTGAGATTGACATTGTGCAAGCAATAAGTGTAATACTAACTTGATAATCCATTATACATTACCCTCTTTAGTGTGAATTAGAGTTTGTCGACCAAGAGCAATTGCAAAACCATTATATTCGGTTTCATATGTACCATTCTGTGGTTCATAACGAGGATCAACCATTTTAGCTTTAACCATCGATACAGACTGTTCACCTTGAACGTCTTGTGCATGAATGCGTAGAAGCTCATCAACAATCGCTGATTTTATCATAATTACTGGCTGAGGGGTATTTGTATCAATCATCATCATCTCCTTTTGATATTACTATACTAACATAGTTTTAAGGCAATGTACACAGTTAAATGCGATTATGCTGCATTTTTTTAGTCCTGTTTATGGATCGTACAATGATGTACGTCTATTCTATGATGATCGTCATCGCCCTGATCTGGCATTGTGTGATAATGATGTGTAGTATGCGAATATTTTAACTGTGTTGCAGGCGGAAGTACAGTTTCTGCTTCAGCAGCATGTTTGTTACCTTCTACACCACTCATATGAATACCTTTATCACTAGCTTTAGCATGAACGTGAATCATATGTTTAGTTGTTTTACCTACATATTGAGTATCTGTATTTTTATTTAAAGGTCTAACATGCTCATTCGCGTGGCCGGAATGAATTGCAAATCCAGCTGCGGTGTGCACATCATGAGTAGTAGAAATATGAGCTGGAGAATGAACAACGCCATCGGTATGTTTTTTTGCATGTTTAATGGCTTGTACAAATGAAGGATGAACACCAGAATAAAGATGTACATTATGGCCAAGAGGTTTAGCTGCGGTTTTAAGATGTTCTGCAGTGTCTTTATCTTGACCAACAACTGAGTGCGGATGGTACTCACTTAACTTTTTATTTTCTGTCTTATGTTTGTGCATAGCTATAAAATGCTGAGCTATATGACTAGATGCCCATTTTTTACCATCACCAGCTGTGTCAGATTTTCCAGCCGTAAAATGGTGAAAAGCTTTATGTTGTGCTGGTGTCATTTTTTGTTCAAGTTTACTTGATAAACTACCTACTTCTTCTATATCAGATCCACGATGTGATGTGCTGAGTTCATGACCAGTTTCACCAAAGATATTCTTATTCATCTGAACATCATCAATATGTGTTCTTTTTTTATTATCATGTAAGTCATCACGAGCCTCGTGATGTTTATGATCGACCCGTTTTTCTTTTTTTGCCTGCTTAAAACCGGTAGTATCAAATCCTTCAAATATACCTCTTTCAATTCTTTTTGTTCTAGGAGTTTTGTCACCTATAGCTTTGCTGAGAGTAACCACACCATTGCTCATATAAAAACCTTCATCTTTTATGAATGATCCAAATCTTTCCATTATTTACTCCCGTCGTGATGAATTTCAAAATGATCAACGTGATGTTCTGTAGTGTGTTCGTCATAGCTGCCATCAGCTTTTTTAAAAGCATGTTTAACGTAGTGCTTTGTAGTACCGATATGTTTTAATTTATCTTTAACTAAAACTTCTCTCTCCGATTGCCATTTACTGTTATGCTCAGTACTAAGAACATTGTCTTTTGGTTTCGCATGTATACACATATAGTGATGTCTACCATACGGTTGTTTTAACCCATCAGGCCCCTTAGTCTTTTTAGCTGCAAAAGTCTGTGCCACATCTTTATCATATGTAGTAGATATGTGACCTCCACCTGGATGAATTATACCATTTTTCGATTTTTTTACTGCTTTGCTAACTCTAGAAGATACTCCAGCCCATAGCTTGAAATGTCCTCCCATAGGATGATAAGCATCACTCAAATGTTTATGCATTACATCATGCCTAGCTCTTTCCTTGTCATCAGGAATTCCATTCATGCCATCCCAATGGTGGTCTGGAACTTTTCTGCGAGACTTTAATGTGTGCTTTTCGATTAAATGTTTATTAAATCTTTCTGAATCTAATGTATATCCTTTGATCGCTTTCTTTTGATCGTCACTTAAAGGATTTTTCTCTTGATGCTTTTGATGGTGCTGCAATAATTGATGAGACTTTTCTTCAACATGTTCATCATTATCTACTTCTTCTCCGTCGTGAATAGATTCATGACGCCAATTCAACCAGCTTTTTTCTTTTGCTATATGTTTGACAGCAGAAGCATTTTCTTTAACAACTTTTTTAGGTTTATTGATACTTTTAGGTTTATCACCGTGTCCTAAAATATCAGTGAATACAGCAACGCCTTTATCATCAATATAAAAGCCTTCGTCTTCTTTTGAATACTGTTTAAACGTCTTCATCGTCGTCATCTCTACCATATGGATATTTAAAATGGATAGGTTCAAGAATAACTGCTACGCCGTCGTCATCAATATAAAAGCCTTCGTCTTCCTCTTCCATGATTATTTTCCTATTTTATCTAAAGTCGCATGAATATCTTTTCTGAGCTGGGCATAACCACTAGGACCATCTAATTCAACATGAGTATTAATATGATTTTTCAACTCAGCTGCATGCTTTGGAAATCTTTTTATAATAGGTTGCAAAAACTTAGTAGGACTCTGTTTTTTATCGTTTGATTCTTTTGCTTTTTTTATAGCAAGACCGTCTGCAAATTTACTAAAACTTTTAATCATATTAAGTCTACCTTTATCATTATTTTATTCTATTTATAATGATATACCTTTTAAGTTAGCATCATCAAGGATGTTTTTAATCATCTTAAGAGCTAGTTCAACTTCATCTTCATCAAGGCATTCAAGATGACCAGAATATGCATCCGCAATAAACATATCGATGATTTTTTCTTTATCAAACTTTGGCTGATGATAACCAGCTAAAAGCGCATGAACGCATAGCTCATCCGCTCCGGTTGTAGGTACTGGACCTCCATCTCGAAATGAGTTTAAGAAATCTTCCATTAATATATTCCTCCTGGAATTAAGAAATAATCGATAGCAATCATTACAGCTGCAAGAGAGAAGCCATATAATATAACATCAAATGCATCTAAGTTTTTCATGATTTAACCTTTTCTAAGTTCTTTATTTCAATCATAGCGCGGCCAGCGCGATACTGTTCATTCCAAAATTTATTAGCCATTTGACTATTTATACCACTGGCCCAAGCAACCAAAGTGCGTTTGCCTTCGATCCAGTCGTATGATTTAACTTCCCACATATTATGATTTCCTATCATTTAAAATTGTTATAGCAGTATACACTACAATAAATATAGCATATACTGCACTCGAGCCAATTATAATACTTAGAATCATTTCCATTAATAATCTTCCTCTTCTTCAGCCCAAAACCATATATGGTCTTCACAAGAGTTACAAATATTGCCATCAAATTCATCTAATTCATCACCACATTCTTCGCAAAATTGCTGACCTTCCTCTTCGGCATCAAACATGCTTTCAGTATTAGGCTCTGTTTCTAAACCAGGATTATTAATGATATGAAAAAGAGTTTGATCAATAGCACTTTCAACCGCTTTCTGGAATGTATCACCATTGTAATTGCCTTCGTAAAGACGACCACGTGTAAATGGATAAATTATTCCATGAGTAGTAGCATCGATACAATCGTGGTTGAGAAGAAAGTTAGCAGCACCTGAGCTGTTATTTCCCATGCCGTTATTGTACAGCTCATGTCCTAAGCGGCTAACGCTCCGGATCATTTCGCCTGCTACAGTATCAGCATCGCCCATGACTGGCATTAGATTAGCCAAACGATCATAGTCTGTTTGATACTTGCCTTTGTTGGCCCAATAAGTATTTTCCATTTTAAGATCCTTTCGAGATCAACTATTGTTCTGTTAATTTAAACGATATGTAAATTTTCCATATCTAATTCATGTTGGATACGATCTAGTACTTCAGCGAAAGATTCCATTTTTTCAGCATAAACACCGCGGTGAGCAACACCGTCAATCGTGAGTGTCCATATGCTGCCCCAATTACAGCTATGCTCTTTAAAGCAATGAGCAACGACTGGCTTAGAGAATTTGTCAGAAACCATAACATCATGTACCATTTCGGTGAAAAGAGACTCAAGAGTTTTCATTTTATGATCCTTTCAAGATCAACTATTGTTTTGTTAATACCTTTATACCATAAGTAGAGGTCAATGTACATAAAAAAAATGCGGCCAAACCGCATTAATTTAGTATTAGATAGAAGTGTGATAATTATGTCACATTTTTATTACAGCTATTTATGTATAAATATATAAGTGAAGTACATAATATTTTTGATTTTTGATATGGATTAGTAACAATTAAGAAAGAAAAGTTATGATCGATCCAATCACTGCTATTGCTGCTGCATCAGCAGCATACAAAGGATTAAATGCTGTTGTAAGTGCAGGTCAGGAATTAGAAAACTGTACTAATCAATTAGGTAAATGGTTTGGCGCTCTTAATGATATTAATAGAGCTGAAGAGCAAAGGAAGAGACCTCCACTTCATGCAAAGTTGATGGGCTCTGGTTCTATCGAAGAAGAAGCATTTGCTATTCTTACTCATAAGAAGAAAATGAAAGAGCAAGAAAAAGAAATAGCTTTTATGTTGAACATGAGATTTGGTCCTAACACTTGGGAAGAAATGTTAGAATTAAGAAGATCCATTAAAAAAGAACGCGAAGAGACGATTTATGCTGCTGAAGAATTTAAACATGCCATCATTGATGGTGCCATCATGGTAGCACTTTCGCTTGGAATATTGGGTTCAGTTTTTTTAGGAGTCTATCTTATTGGTTCTGTACAAACTCCTCCATGGTGGTAAAATGATACAAGTTTTTATGTTAGTACTTATTATGGGAATAGGTGAAGATAGAAAACCTATTGAAGAAACATTATATTTTAAATCAATTATTACGTGCAATTTGACTGCAAAAGAATTGTCAAAAAGATGGGGACACTGGTCACACATGGATCAAGTAACTGTGTACTGTGTGCCAGCGTCAGTTGATTCTAAAACTAAACTAATGGATGTTATCGACTAGCAAGTGGATTATCTAAAGCTTTTGTAATTAGATTATTTAAATCAGTTTCAATGCGATTAATTTCTTTATCTACACCAGATTCCATTGACGTAATTTTAGCTTCAACCTTACTTACCATTGCATCTACTTTATCATCAAATCTATCTGAAGCGGCATCTACTGATTTACGAGAATCATCTTTACCCTTATCAATCATTCCCTCGACTTTATCAATAGTTCCATTGACTTTAATTTCAAGTCGAGTAATCATACTTTCAGTTCTCATGATTGAACTTCTAAGTGACCCAGTTGTTTGGCTAATATTTTCTTGAGTCTGAGTTACACTATCTCGAATTGTTTTAATTTGACTTTGAAATGATTCTACAATTGCTCTTGTAGATTCAAGCTCTTCACGAGTAACCGCTAATTCTTCTGTAATAGCACTTAAATCAGGAGCAACATATTCTTGAATCTGTTCTTTCATATTACGATAATCATTATAAAATTCAAATCCACCCCATGCGGCTCCTCCTAATGTACTCAATGCTGTTAATAGCACAAACATCTTTCCACCTGTAAACTTTAATCCACCAAATTCTACCTCTGCCATTATTTTATTCCTTTAAAATTTAATTTCTTTTCCAACAACTATTCCTATTTTTTTATTTTCAATACTTGGCATTATAAAAAATGTTTTATATTTTAATCTTATAAGTGGCAATATATCTTTATAATATCCGCTTACAATTCCAACCTCTGCACTTAAATCATTATTAAAATAAATATCAGAAGAAACAAAATAACTCATATTTTTTTCACTATTGTAAAATGCTCCAATATTATAGTCTTGATAACTGAATTTTCCATAAGGATGAAATTCATTGTAGTCTTGATTCATATTTAAATGAAGAGTTAAAGCTAATCCTAATTCTAACATGCCATTACCTTAAATTCGGATATTGTAAATCTTCCATCGCACCGAATGTAGGATCATTTACAAACCATCTTGAAAATTCATGATCAACTGTTGGCTTAGGTGGATAGAAATAAATATCTGGTACTTCCATTTCACCATAATCGAAATCAGGTACAAATGCTATTAATGCTAGCAGCTGTGCTTGAATTACCATTTGCTCTTCAATTGTATCTGCGTTGTCTATTTTTTTTCTTAATCCTTCAATTTTAGCAGCAACTAAGGCCTTAATCTTTTCTGTTCTACTATCTTTTTTTTCTTTTTCACTAGGCTCAGGTTTTTTATCTTGCTTTTTAGGTGCTGGTTTTTCATCTACTGATTCATCTTTTTCAGTCTTTTCATCACTATCTTCAGAGCTAGTATCTTCCCCAGTGTCTTTTTCTTCTCCGTCATCACTCTCGGACTCGCTCGATTCATCATCGGATGATTCTTTACTTTTTCCATCAGTATCGGATTCAGATTCGTCATTCTTTTCTGGCTCGGTTGGTTTTTCTTGCGGCTCTGGCTCTGGCTCGGATCCAGGGTCTCCTTCTCCTGAATCTCCTCCTCCATCTCCTCCATTTGAGTCGGAGGTATTTGATTCAATAATTTCCGTTTCAGGTCGTCCATTTGACGCATCCTCCACTTGTAATTCTATTTGCGCTATTTCTTGTTCTATAGATTCTGTACTAATATCACTTACAACCGGAATTTCTTCTACAACTACTGGTTGAGGAATTATAACTGGTTGAATAATAGGAATATCTGGTACTACAATAACATTTAGTTCAGCAATAGGTTGAGATGTAATATTAGTTTCTGCTAATATTTCTTCTATTGACTCTGGGGCTGTTACTGCTACATTGCTTTCTGTGCTAGGAGCAATATAATTCGGACAACCCAGATCATATTGACTATCTAATTCACATTGTTGATTATAATAAGCAACCTGATATAAAGGACAAGATGGCGAATATAACTGATCTATATTACATTGTTGATTAAGATATGCTGTATCGTATCCTGGGCATCCAGAATCATATAAAGTATCAGCTTCACAAGCTTTATTATAAAGATATGCTACATATGCTTCTGCATAGCCTGGGCACGTAGGATTATATAAAGTGTCTAAATCACAAGGATTATTTCTATATGTAAACCACATAGATCCATCTTTTACTACAGGACCATAATACCCGTTCCATTGTCCATTGTCTTGTGCAGTTGTAACAAATGTAATATTACCTAATTGTGCTGGCGTATAAATTGTTCCAGATCCTGTAAGATGATTAAATATCTCCATATAGTCTTGTTCTATTTGCCATACAGATCCACCTTCTACTTCTTCATTTGAACTATGAGCATTTTCCTCATACCAACTATACCATGTATCATAATCATAAGTTTTAGTTTTTACAACATTTCCTGCAGCATCTGTTAAAGTAACAACAATATTTAACGTATCTAGCTGGTCAGCATATTCACCAGTAGCTTTCATATTCTCATCAAGTCTACTTGATATATCAGCATCACAATATATTTGAGTACCATCTGATTTAGTTACGTTAAAACACCCATTTATCCATTTCCAACGATAGTGAATTTTATCTAAACTTATTCCAGTACCAGCATCTGAAAGAGCTTCATTTATAGCTATTCCTAATGCAAAGCTATCAGCACAAGCTCCCCATTGTAAAGCATTTCCGCCCCATGTATTACTAGTCGAAGGTATTAAATTTAAATGTGTTGAACCACCATCACATGCACCCATTGTTATAGTACCATCAGTAAGATCGCCAATTTCTGGACTAGTGGTTATTGATCCATCATTATTTGTTACGTACGTAGGTGCACCACCAGAAGAGGTTGGTGTACTTGTGGATTCTAAAACTAAATCTTGAGAGCTAGCCGGCAGCGGCAAGCAAAAGAAGCATAAGAAGAGCACCGCCAATAGCACTTTTGCCAGTATCCCATTGCCTTTTCTGAACATCTGCTTTTGTCTCCGGAATAATTATTGCAGGAATTTTCTTTTTGCCTGATGGCTTTTTCCATTCAACCTTTGCGTCTTCGCCAATTTTACCATAAATTGGACAAGGTGTTCCTGCCATTCCCATAGCATCGTATACTCTACGGTCTTGACATAAGACCGATACTGCCGCAACTTTCATTCCAAAGTCATATAATGTTTTTGATATTTTAAGTCTTTCACAATTCTGATCGGTAACAGTTTCTCCAGTTGATATACCTAAAATTTGTGTTTGTACTGCACCTGATATGCCAACAGTACATAAATCTTGAGAACTACCTCCAGCACTTGGAGAAATAGCACTTGGTGGAGGAGAAATTACAATTGTTCTACCCTTAGAGTCTGTTTTGCTTTTACTATCAGTTGTGGAGTCTATTACAGTTTGCGCATACAAAACAATAGGCTTTGATGTGCATGCTGCTAGTGTTAATAATATCAATATCAATAGTTGTTTACTCATAGTTAAACTCCTGTCTATCGATACTATTTATACAAAAATAAGTACGACTTTTCTGTTGCTAGGTAAGTCGCCAACCCCCTGTGTTAGGCCGCTAGGGCGTAACCAGATGGAGCACAATTATTGTTTGCACTTGTAAAGTTCTTCGCGTTAACCCAGCTTAGATCGGGATAGTCTCCATGTTTCCGTCAACACCTGTCGATCCTATTTCAGCCCCCTCAAAAAGACACGAATAAGTAACGGACCAATACGGTAATTTTTATATGGATTACCGTTATTGTATCTAAAATCTCCCCATTGAAAGGGTTCTCCTTTAGTCCAACTTATCCAATGAAAGTCCATTATTTAGTGTCCTTATGGTGGAGCTGTCGGGTACCGCCCCCGAGTCCAGTATGCATCTAGTTAATATCATCAACTACATAGTATATATAAGTTAAATGTTCTTTAAAATTTTATTAGCAATTTCCATAGCTTGATCATAACCAGTTCTAAATCTATTTTTTCTATTGCCATATTTTTTAAACCATATGATATTTTCTAAAATACTTGCTTTTCTGTTATCAGGAATAACAAAGTTTTGAATAATTTCTTCAAATTGAAAACGAAGACTTAAAATTTCTGCGATACTCATGCAAATATTTCCTCTTCATATAGACTACACCAACTAAAATATTTAGGAATACAATCATTATCATAATTATTATTCCATGGATGTGATATTAAAACAGGATCTAAACCTATTCGCAATCCAAGTTCAGCATTTTCAACTTTATCTTCTACCCAAAGATATCCACTATCTCTATATGGCTCAAGTGCTTCATCTTTATCAGCACCGGTATCACAAAAAATATATTTAGTAAATGCAGTCTTACCAAATAATCTTTCAATATTTTCTATTCTTAACTTTTGAGCATATTCATCTGTAGTAAGTGATGTACACATATGAAAGGTATAACCATGTTTACGATGTAAAAGATCTACATAATATACAGCATCACGCAGTGGATTTAAATATTTCATCCATGCTGATTCGTTAAAAGCTCGTACTATTTGATCTTTTTCTTCGGAGCTTATACCATAGCGTTTTCCCATATTGTATTCTCTTCGATTGTTTTCATCAACTTTAAATCCTCGTTGACTCATCCAATCAGTAAAAGCGCTCTCCCAATCTAGGAGAACGCCATCACAATCTGTTAGTATAATTTTATTCATAAGTTAGCTTTCATTATCATCACTAAATTCATCTTGACGTTCATACATTGCATAATCTATATTATGGCCTCGTATTTTAAAACCAGTTTTTCTTTCTTCAACATCTCTAATTCTATTATCTTTGCTTTGAGACATATTTTTATTTCTGTCACGTTTCTTATTACGTGGATCAAATCGACCAAATTTAGCCATCTTACTTATTTCACCTTTATGTTATGAGAAAATTTTGCCTAGTGTTTGTGGTCCTGCAATTCCGTCTGGAGTACATCCATTTTCAAGTTGCCATGCTTTAAGTGCTGCTTCAGTACCACGACCAAAATCACCATCGGCATCAAGACCAAGACATTCTTGAAGCTTTCTTACTGTATCACCCTTTGATCCTCTACGAACCAATTTAAGTTCAACATCATCGTTATCATCATCAAATTCTACATGACCTCCAAGTACTTCAAGAGCATGTGCATAATGCTTCTTACGATCTGCAAGACCAATGGTTCCACCATTAATACGTTTTGTCATACGAACAATATCGTCTGCATCACAATACTTATTAATGTTATTAGTCTTCCAAAACCAGCAAGCTGATTCAATAGCACCTTGAGGTGTTCGTACATAATCAGTAGCTTCTTCAGCAGTCATTCCTACAGTCTTACCAAACTCGGTATAGTTATATCTACCAGTAAGCTGAAGAATTCCACCACCTCTAAATGTCCAACCATCGCCGGATGCAGTATCTCCATTGTCCATACGATTGGCATAAATGCGATTAGCAATCTTTTCTGGTTGTCTATGATATCCTTGAGCATCGACACCAGCACGTTTAAAGTATTTACCAAAAATAGCATCAAGTGCTTTTGCACTATAATTTAGATTTTCAGTAATTGTTTTATAACTTGCACTCTCGTGTGCTGTCTGAGCAATAAACCCAGCCACCCGATTGGGTGTAGTAATATCATATTTTGGAAACATTTCTACCATTGCATTGTACCAATCTGATACATCGCTTTTATGTAGAATTGTTTTGACATGATCTTCTGTAAAATCAAAATCCATCTTGTCCGTACTCCCGTGTGTTTTCTATTTCTAAGGAAAAGCTTTCATAGCCTCCAATATGTTTGTCGTTCCAAAATATTTGTGGAACGGTAGGAACAGAACCTATTTTACTAAGTAACTGTTCATATATATCTAAATCTTCTGCATCTTTATATTCATATTTTAATTTATATGATTCAGCTAATGCTACAGCTTTCTTACAATAACCACATCTACTTGTACCATAAATTTCAATCATCACCATTATCCCAGATACACCATGCGCCATAGGCAATTGCAGCATATGCTGCTAATTTAGCAAATGGTCCAGCAATTAAAACAATAACACCTACAGCAATTAAAGCTGCTCCATTTAACGATGTCTTTTCACCGATTTTTTGAATAACCCAATCTTTCATTTAAATTCTCCTATGATATTCCTAACATTTCTTTTGTCATTATATAATCACGAACTAAATCAGATCTTACAATATCTTCCCATCCAAATTTAACTACTTCAAAAAATCTCATTTGTTCTACAATTTTTAAGAACTTTAAAATACCATCTTTCTCATCATCAAATTTAAAGTCTGATTGCATATAATCGCCACAAAAAATAACACGACAATCTTTACCAATACGTGTAATAACAGAGTCTAATTCATGGAAGTTTAAATTTTGCATTTCATCAATAAGAATAATTGAGTGATCAAATGTACAACCACGAATATATGAAGTAGATTCAAATTTTATCTGCTTTGCGTTTATCATTTTATTATAAGAACCAAACTCACCGAACAACTCATTACATATGAATTTATAAGGCAAATTAAATGGTTCTCTTTTTTCTTCTATTGTACCAGGAAGAAATCCGCCGTCCCGCGTAGGAACAATAGATCTCATAATAGTTATATCACGATAAATTTCAGGTTCATCAAGCATTGCTTTCAAAGCTAAATATAAGCCAATAAAGGTTTTACCAGTACCAGCACTTCCTGATAACACTATGTTTTTATTCTCTTGCCAAGCAGAAAACGCTAATCGCTGATTTTCTGTAATAGGTTCAATACGAATAAGTTCTTCGGCATGAACCTGTAACGAATTATTCTTTTTAGTCATATGTTAATTGTATTACCTTTACCAGAACCACTCTTCATTCTTCTTTTTAAATCTTTAAAACCATCAGGCGTTTTTCCAAACGTATCGCCCTTTGAGGCAACTGTTCGAGGGGCCGAAGGAACTTGAATAATTTCAGGATCATGCTCTAACATTTCTTGTAATTGATTCCAGCTACAAATAGTGTCCCATCTATCATTTGTTTTAATATTTTTTAATGTATACGTTGGCACGTTTTTTCAGTCCTTTTCCATTTGTTCCATGATTCTTCTACATTATATCTATACATAATATTCCATTGTTTAGACAGGCCCGACCAAGACCTAATATATTCTCTTGGAGAAGAATCAGTGGAATATTTATTTATTACGAGTTGTAAATAAGTTCCACCCTTAAGGCCGCCGATTTGTATCGTATCTATAACTCTGTATTCAATATCAAACACTAGAAGTTCCATCTAATAAACAATCAACGTCGTACTTGACATCTTTGCGAGTATTGCGGCTAAACTTCCAACAGTTACCATTTTTACTTACTTGAACGGCTATCCAATGACCATATGAATTTTTCCATGGTTCGCTTTTAAACTTAAAACCTCGGTAAAGATACTCAGGTCTCTTAAGTTTACGACCGGTCACTTTACATTGTGTGATTTTTTTAAACGTATGCATTGATAAAGTTCTCACCTTTGAATGTGATATAAGCATATCCATCATTAGGATTAATATCACGAGAAATAAAACCAGCTTCGATAAGCTGTTCCATTTTGCCGCAATATCTTGCATATGACTTAGAGAAACCAGTAAGATCTTTACCAAAGTTGCTGACGTGAATTGGCTTACGTACACCGTTTTTTGCTTCTGAAGCAACAGCATTTTCGAGGATTTCACGTTGGATTTTTACGAGTTTCATTTTGATTTCCTTTGTTTATCTCTTGATACCTTTATACTATAAGTGGAGACCAATGTACATAGTTAAATGCGGTAAAATACATTTAATTTGCATTCAGTATATTATGTGACATTTATGTCACAGTATCGTAGTTCATCAAAGTCCATTTGTAATGCGTTTTTTTGTTTAATAATTTCTAATTCCCAATGGTGAATTATATCACGCTTAGCAGGATTATTGTCTGGTAACTGTAATGCTTTACGATAATGCGCA